ATCTGCCCTTCACCCAAGTTCAGATCGACGTCTTGATGACGAAAGCCCAGGCCCATCGCGAAGATGAAATGCAGACTATCAAACAGGGCCTGGCCGGATTTGGCTACAGCCTGATCATGGACAAGGACCGCGTGTTCGACACCATCGGTTTCGATGGAATCTGCGATCTGCTGAGCATCAACCCAGTTCACCGCTTAGTTGCGCGGGTCGATGAGGAGCAAAGTCTAGCCGGGCTGATCTACGTGGGGCGATACGAAAACAGCGCAAGCCCGAAGTCGGAGGAATGGGGCCAAGGTGGGCCGCTTTTTGAAGCTTGCTTCGTCGCGATGGTGGACTGGATCAAGACGGCTCCAGAAGAAGAACTGCCTCATCTGTTCGGTCCGAACTCGCCTTTCGCTGGCGCAAAAGTCGTGCGCGTTGAGCCGAGGACGCTGCAATGATTTTCACCAACCTGAATCAGCCATCAGGCCAGCGCCCGTCAGCGCCCGCCATCGCCGGTCCCTGGCCAAGTTACGCCCAATTCAAGGACCTGCCTGAACGCCAACGCTGGGTGCTCTATGGCTCTGCGAAGGCGTACCGCGATGCTCTCGAGACGCAAGGTCTGGCTATGGCTGAGAGCTACGACGCTTTCATCAAGCGCGTCTGCGCGGAGCTCGACATCTGATGGCCCGCGCAAGAAACATCAAGCCAGGGCTCATGGAGAACGAGCTTCTGGCAGACCTGAGCCACGGACATCGGCTGCTGTTTATCTACCTTTGGATGCTGGCTGACCGTGACGGTCGGCTTGAGGATCGCCCCAAGCGCATCAAGGGGCAGGCATTCCCTTATGACGATGAAATGGACATCGACGGCATGCTCTCTGACCTCGCGAATGCCGGGTTCATCCTTCGTTACAGCACTGCCGAGGTCAGGGCAATTCAGGTGCTGAACTTTGCCAAGCACCAGACTCCGCACGTCCGAGAGAAGGCCGGGACACTGCCTGCCCCGGTGCTTGATCAGGTGGAGGAAGTGCCAAGCACCAACCAAGGTAGTGCAGAGCACGGTCAAGGTAGTGCCATGGCATCGCCAAGATCGCCTGATTCTCTGATTGAGGATTCTCTGATTCCTGATTCTCTGATTGGGGACGCATATCAAAAGCCTCTTGGCGTTTCTGACGAAACACCGGCCGAGGCTGATTGTGATCAATCACGCGATCAGGAGGGCAGGCAGCAAGCTGCCAAACCGGTAAAAGCCTACTCGGACGAGTTCGAAGCGTTTTGGCGTGAATACCCCCGTCGGCATCGTGCCTCACCAAAACCTGAAGCTTGGAAGAAGTGGCAGGCCCGCCTCATGGCTGGGGTTTCGCCTCATGACCTGATCACTGCAGCTACCAACTACCGACTCGAGCAGGAATCGTTCGGCAAGCTGGGCACCGAGTACGTGAAGCAGCCTTCCACGTTCTTGGGTGCCGGGGAACATTGGACCCCCTATGTCGGCGCTCAACCCGCGCTCAAACCTCAAGGCCCGCAGGCAAGCGCCGTGCTGTCCGTCCCAAAGCATTCGCAGGAGATGTACCCCAATGACCGTTTCTAAATTCAGCCCGGCGCCACGGCTTGTCGAGAATCGAATGCACGCCTGTGGCGTGGCGGGGCACATCCAGCACCAACGCAGCCTAGTAGAGCAGTTCGATGGTTCCTGGAAGTTCAACACCTGCCCAGCGTGCCGCTGGCAGGCCCTGAACAACACGCCCAAGGAGAGCGACGAGTACCGCAACGCTTTGGCCGAGGACATGGCCGAAGACCTAAACGCCGCCTTGCTGGCGACCGGCATCACGCCGCGTTTCCGCAAGTGCAGCTTCGACAGCTACGTCACCGGCGACGACCCCGCCAAGCAGCGTGCACTCAACATCTGCCGCAAGTACGCTGAAGGCTTCGAGAGGCACGCCACGGATGGGCGCGCGCTGATGCTGCTGGGCGATATCGGCTGTGGCAAGACTCATCTGGCCTGCGCCATCCTGCAGCACGTTGTCCGACATGAGGGCCGAACGGGGCTGATCGTCACTGCTGAGTCGATCACCCAGGCCGTGACCGACAGTTTTCGAAGTAATTCCGGGCCGTCGAAGTCGGAGCTGATCGCCGAATTGGCTGAGGTGGAACTGCTGGTGATCGACGAGGTGGGTTTCCACACGCCAAAGCCGGGCAAGGACTTCACGCCCAGCCTGTTGCACGAGGTCATCGACGCGCGCTACCAACGAGTGCGCCCAACGGTGGTGGTGAGCAACCAGACGTCGGCGACGTTGCACGAATTCGTCGGGCCGCGTGCAGCTGACCGACTGCGAGAGAACGGCGGCCTGCTGGCACCGTTCACATGGGCTTCGGCGCGTTCGGGAGGTGGCGCATGAACGCATTCCTCTCAGAATCCCCGCTGGGTTACGGCGATTCGCTGGAATCGAAGCTGTACAGCCATGAGGCTGAGTACGCCCTGATCGGCAGCATGGTTCAACAGCCTGAGCTCATCGACGACGCAGGGGGGCGGCTGCAGGTGCACGACTTCCATCACCCGGCCTGCGCGGAACTGTTCGAACTGCTGTTGGCGCTGCGCGCGAAATCGCGTCCGGTGGACGTGGTGACGCTGTCGGACGCTCGTTCGCATCTGGCTGACGGCCAGAGCACGCTCGCCGTTGCTGCGCAGATTGTGCAGAACACGCCCAGCAGTGCGAATTTCGCGGCTTACAGCAAGATCGTCAAGCAGCGCTCGGTGGCGCGGCGTGTGATAGCCGCTGCGCAGGCGATGACCGAGCGGCTTGTTGGCGGCGATCCGCTTGATGAGGTCATGGCGCAGGGGCAGCAGGCCTGGCTGGCGCTGGAATCAGAAGGGACCGATTCGCGGCGGCGTTATCGCTTCATCGGCGAGATTCTCCCTGAGGCCATCGAAGGTATTGATCGGCGTTTCAACGGCTCTGCGTCGCTCGGGTTTGATACTGGGCTGGCGCCGCTGGATGAGTTCATCCCCGGGCTGTGCCCGGGTCATGTTGTGGTGGTCGCTGGCGCGCCGGGGCAAGGTAAAACCACGCTTGGTCTGAACATGGCCGAACGTGTTGCCCTGCACAAGCAGCAGCCTTCACTGGTCTTCTCGCTGGAAATGACTGACATCGAGCTGACGAACCGGTCGTTGGCGTCCGTGGGCAAGGTCCAGCTCAAGCACATCGCCGAAGGTCACTCGATGGCCGACTCCGACTGGCCGGGCCTGAGCAGCGCGGTGAGCCTGCTCAACGACGCCCCGCTGATCTTCTGCGACGACTCGACGCTGACGCTGCGCGATATCCGCCAGATCTGCCGCACGGTAAAGCGCGAGCACGGCTTGGGCATCGTCGCCATCGATTATCTGGGACTGATCAACGGCGAGAGCAAGTCGGCAAGCCGTTACGAGCAGGTGACTGAGATCAGCAAGGGCATCAAGCGGCTGGCCAAGGAGCTGGGCATTCCACTGCTGCTGTTGGCTCAGCTCAATCGTGGCCCGACCGCCAGAGCCAGCAAGAAGCCCACAAAGAGCGACCTGCGCGACTCTGGGCAGATCGAGGCGGACGCTGATGTGGTGATCCTGGTGCACCGCGACGGTGAGTCGGAGGCCGGACAGGCGGGCGTCACCGAGCTGATCGTCGACAAGAACCGGCATGGCCCGACCGGCACGTGCCGGGTTCAGCACCAAGGCGCCTATCACCGTTTTGTTGAACTCACCCCCGGCTCTTTCAGCGACGAAGACGTTGAGATGAACCGCCCAGCTTCCACACGCAAATACGGCAAGGGGAGACCTGACCATGAGACTTTTTGATTGGCTGAAGCCGAAGGCCGAGGCGCACACAGTGACTCAGTCCGCGTTGGCGCAGATCTCGGAGGGTGGCAACGCAGTGGTCCTCGATCAGGGGCAGACCTGCGTGAAGCTCGCGGAGGTGAAGTACCCGGAAGCGAAGCGCATTACAGACTCGCTCCGTGAATTCCCTGACGATTGGGCTTGGCGCCACAAGGGCTATGAGCTCGAGCACGTCCCGACAGGGTTCTGCATGTGGGTGGCGAACAAAGACTACGGCCTGGCAGAACTTACCAGCCACGGCGGAAAGCACGAGTTCAACAAGGCAGAGCAGCTGACCATCTGGCCTGCCGTTGAGGCTTGGCTAGCGCGCGGCAAGGTGGGCTTCACAGGTCGCCTTCCGAAGGTCCGTATCCACCACGCCAATGGCGTCTGGTGGTGCTTGGCCAAAGAGCATCCATGGGCTGGCGCTGGCATCTCACCGGTAGACGCATATCGGTCTTGGGCTCGAGCCGTATCGATCCAGGAACGCAAAGACAAAACCCCCAATGAACCGCTGCAGGTGTGGAGCCGCGCACTATGAATAACGTGACTGCGGCACTGCCGCGCAGAAGCTTGACCCAGGTGGAGTGCAAGTTCCTCAAGGTGGGCAATCGGATGCTGCTGGAGCAGACCAACGGGCGAATTGCCTCGGCGGCTCTGATGGACATCGTTGCGGACTGGCACGGCACGCCCGGCCAGATCGGGTTCGAGGCCTACGCGAAAGCTTGGGTGCTTGAGGGCAACGCCAAGAACAAACACGCCGACAAGATGCTTCGCGATCTGCTTGGCCTGAACAACGAACCAGATCCGAGGAAAGCGGCATGAAAAAACGTACCTACACCGACAAGCCGCTGGGCGATACCGAATACCTGTTGGAACAGTGGGGCAGCTGGCGTATGTCAGGCATGGGCGTGCCGCGGTACGTGTCACAGCTCGCGTCGGTGATTGCCCAGGCAAATCCGTGCGATGACACTGTGAGCTACGTCATCACCGATGAGGTGGCAATGCTGGTCGACGCCACCATCGCTCGCTTGATTAAGCGCAATCAGCAGATGGGAGATTTCGTCTGGCTCTACTTCGGGGCGAAGTGGACGATGGTTCGGATTGGGGAGGCTCACAGAATGTCGGAGCGCTCCGCCCGAGAGGTGATTCGCAATGGCGTGTCATGGATTGACGGTGCGTTAGGAGATTTTTGCGCTGCGGCGTAAAAAGTTCTTTCCGGACGGATAACCACCTGTTTTCATGGCACGGTGTTCAACGCATTCAGCGCGACACCCACACAACAGACCCCAGCCAAGCGCTGGGGTTTTTTATTGGCGGCAGTCTTTTGGCTTTTCTCTGATGTCGATATGATGGCTACCTCATCACATTTACAGAAGGGAATCTCATGCGTTCTTTATTTGCAAAAACCTTTGGTGGACTCAGCGGGCCGGTGTATATCCGGCACTTTTTGTTCGGGGCCGTCATCGCAGCATTGCTGATCACTGTGTCGCTCAGCGGCAAACAC